AAGAAGAATATGGTTATGAATGGATAAAAAAAATAGTAAAAAACTATACTGGAGAAATTTTAAAAAAAGAACCTAAAAAAAATAAAAAAAAAAAAATACCAAAAAATTTAAGAAATCAAGTATGGAATAAGTATAACGATGAGAAAAATACAATGGCGAAATGTTATTGTTGTGATGCGGAAAAATTACATATTACAAAATCATGGCATTGTGGGCATGTTATAGCTGAACATAATGGTGGCAATTTAACGGTGGAAAACTTAAGACCTATTTGTGGTAGTTGTAATTCATCGATGGGAACGCAAAATTTATATGACTATATGGCAAAATATTATCCAAATAGTAAAACACAAAAAACACAAAAAACACAAAAAACACAAAAAACACAAAAAACACAAAAAACACAAAAAACACAAGAAAAGAAACAAAAGAAAGGCTATTTTTCGTTTTTTTAAAATCATAATTTTTAAATTTTTTTTATAAAAAATTTAAAAATTAAAAAAAGGGCTTCATTTCAAGCGTATTGGAGTGATAACTCGATTTTGGCAAATCTATCGGTGTAGCCAAAACACTCACCTGATTTTTGTATTTTATGTAGCCAACTGCTTCGTTATAAACACGAGGCACTGCATATTCAGTAACAAATTTATTTAGTTCTGTTATTTGTTCTCTTATATCATAATCTAAATTTTTTGAGAATTGTAAAAACATAGCTCTCATGATAGTTTTAACAATATCTTCATCTTGGTAGCCAATTTTGAATCTACCGTTAGATTTTTGCGAAACACCAGCTAAAATAGCATTTTGTATAATAGTGATATTTGCAGCAGAGAAGAAAGTGTTGGATAAGGTAGAAGCATGAAAATTTCCTACAAGAGCATTTTTATAGTCGGTTGATTTTTTATTTTCAGGTCTTTCATATAATAAAAAACGGTCTGTATTATTATGTCCCGTGATATCTACTCTACCATTCATATACAATTAACAAAGAAAAAATAATATAGTTAAAATATATATTATGGACCAGTTTAAGAAAACAGTTTTAATGATAGCATTAACTATTTTTTTAGGAATGTTATTAATAATGGCATTAATTATAAAAAATAGTTATAAAAATCAAATTTTTCCACCCGAAGTAGCACAATGTCCTGATTATTGGGAACCGGTTGAGAATTCAAAAAAATGCAAAGCAACTGCTAATAATAAAGGGACATATAGCCAAGATGCAGAATCCGGAGAATTAGCGGATGATACACCTACTGGTAGAATAGAAAATTGTAATTGGGCGAAAGACAATAAAGTTAATTGGGATGGTATAACAAATAATAATTTATGCTAAACATAAATTTATGTTTTAAAAACAATTTTTTAAAACATAATTTTAAAACATAAAACAATTTTTTAAAACATAATTTTAAAAAAAATAAAAATTATTTTAAAATATATATAAATGGATTTACTAAATAAAATAAATAAAATTCCATTAGAAGTTGTTATGATAATTAAAACATATATTTCGAGAGAATTTATAATAATAACAAACAAAAAAGATTATGAAAATGAATATATGAAAATGAGATTAAAATGGAATGAAACAGCACTACCCTATAAAAGCATTTCATACAATTATACATTTGAATCATATGTTCGAAAAATTATAAAAAATAATATGAATTATATTTTTGAAATGGTTATAAAATATAAATATAATCATTGGCTCAAAATAAAAAAATATAGGTATAATGGTTATAAATATAGAAATTATATACAATTTTTAGAGCAATTATGTATTATTTTAGAGTCGACAAAATGTGGAAATGTCATAAAAATGTTTGAAGGAAAAAATGGAATAGTTCGTAAAAAGAAGCATAAAAAAATAAGACGTATAAATAATACATGGACAAACTAAATTTAAACTTATTATTAAATAGAAATGACTGCGAAAAGACATTTATTAATAGTTTAAAGTATTTTGAAGAAAATAAAGAAAAATTATTAACAAAAAGGGGGATATATGTATATGGGGCACCGGGTTGTGGGAAAACATATTTTGTTAGAAATATGTTAAAAAAATTAAACTATGATATTGTTAATTATGACGCGGGAGATGTGAGAAACAAGTCAGTCATTGAAACGATAACGAAACATAATATGTCAGATAAAAATGTTTTGAGTTTGTTTAAAAAAAAGATAAGAAAAATTGCAATAATAATGGATGAAATAGATGGAATGAATAATGGTGATAAAGGTGGGATAAATTCTTTAATTAAATTAATTAGACCAAAGAAAACGAACAAACAAAAAAAAGAAAATACGACAATGATACCTATTATATGTATTGGTAATTATCATATGGATAAAAAAATAAAGGAAATGATGAAAATTTGCACAACGATAGAATTAAAACAACCGACTAAAAAAGATGTAAAAAACATTATTGGAAAATTAATGCCAAAAATTAATGAAAATTTGAAGAAAATAATAAATGAGTATATTCAAAGCGACTTAAGAAAATTAAAATCAATCTATAATATTTATGAAAACAATCAAGAAATATTGAAAAATAATTTAATAAATAAAATTTTTGAAAAAAAAAATTATAATGAAGATACAAAAAATATAACTTATCAATTGCTTACAAATAAATATAATATAGAAAATCATAATGATATAATGAATGAGACAGATAGAACAAGTGTTGGGCTGTTATTTCATGAAAATATTATTGATTATTTTAAAGATAAGGATAAATTTCAGAATATTGAAAATTATAAAAATTTATTAGAAAATTTTGTTTTTTCAGATTATATAGATAGAATAACATTTCAAAAACAAATATGGATATTTAATGAAATGACATCTTTAATTAAAACAATGTATAATAATAAACTATTCCACGAAAGTAATATACCAAAAAATAATATTAAAAATATTCGATTTACAAAAGTTTTAACAAAGTATTCAACTGAATATAACAATACTATATTTATACAAACATTATGTAATAAGTTGGTGATGGATAAAAAAGATTTATTTTCATTTTTTATAAAATTAAGAAAAAACAAAAATATTGAAGAGATATTTACTTTTTTTAGTGATGAAAATTATGATATATCAAAATTAGACATATCGAGATTATATAGATATATTGATAAAATTCACGAGGAATATGATGAATTATCCAAGGAATGATTTAAACCCTGCTTCTGTTCTTTCTCCTTCAAATGTTTTTAATACTTTTCCATTCTCAACTAATACAAAAGTAGGAAATCCTTTCACCCACTCTTTCTGTTGGTCTGTCATTTGAGCCTGTTCTACTTCTTTTAATTCAATTGGACCAGTGTAAGATGCTTTGAATTTTTTCCATTCAGGAGTGCAGTTTTCACAATGACCACATCCATTCATTCTAAAAAAGACAAACGTTTTATTTGTGAAACCTTCTAAATAACTGCTGCTGCCTATACCCCACTGCATTTCTTGTAAGAAACGATAAATACCATAGAGGACCAACAAAACGATACCTAATTTTACCATATCTGATTGTTTTTCGAAAGTTTTCATGACATTTTTTAAAGGTTTTGGTAATTTCATTTAATATAATAAAATAATTTATTTTTTAAAAATTATTTAATAAATTTAAAAATTATTTAATAAATTTATAAATTATTTAATAAATTTATAAATTATTTAAACAGTAATATAAAATTTTAACATATTTTTATCTTTTATAAAAGCACTTGGTTTTAAACTTGTTTCTTTCACGAATTTAGGATTAGGATTAAGCAATAATTTTCTTTTATCAAATGTATTAAATTGGTGAGCAAAACATAATATACTTTTTAATGGATTTAATTGTGCTAAAGGAACAGTATAATTTTTTAAAAAAGCCTTTTCTTCCGCTAATTCAGCTTCATTATCATAACTTGTCTGTTCTAATAATTTTCTTTTAAATGCAAATGTTCCAGCGGTAGCATGCATTGGACCATAAGGTCCAAATTGGTAAATTTTATCTAAATCGTTAAAGTAAATATAAACAATACTGCTGCCAACTGCCAAAGCTTCTGGGATAGCTCTTAATCTATTTACTGCATGGTTAACTCTTTCTGGGGGATAAAAGTCATCATCATCCATATAAACAATAATATCACCTTTTGATTTTTCATGCATTAAATTTCTTTTACGACCTAATTTTATTTTTTCTTCATATCTAAAATATTTTACACATTCGACATCCTTGAAAAGGTCTTCAACCGAATCTTCACCATCATCTATTATTATCCATTCCATGATTTCTTTAGGGTATGTTTGTGATTGAAAACATCTTATTAAATTTGGTATGAAAAGTCGCCTGTTATATGTCGGTGTGCATACGCTTACAAAAGGTTTTCCATTTGCAGAAACTTTTTTCTTTTTTCGATTCTTTTTTCCCATAATAAATATAATTAACAATTAACTTTAATTATATTTTAATTAATATGTTTAAACCGCCAATTTTGATGAATTTGGAGGACATTTCTTTGTTAAACCAGCCTCGTCAGGGGAAACTGACGGTGGCTCGCAATTAGGATAACAAGAACTTCTATATTGTGGTGTTTTTGGTAAAAATTTAAAGAATTTCATTTGTTGGAGCCCGAGTAATAAAGCTGCTGCTCCAATAATCATACCCGGAATCATATCTCTTTCCTTTGGTTTTATAAATGTAAACATATTATGTGGTCCTTTTAAATAAAGAGAAAAGTTGGAAGCCCACATAGCAATGGCAAAAAGAGCCCATATATATTTATAATCCCAAATTATATTCGCCCATGTTTTCAATATTGTTTTGAGTCCGTCTCTTTTACTTTCAAAAGCACCTGTAAAAATGTGTAAAAACCAAATCATCGTTAAACCAAATATTCCAAATGAGAAAAAAATACCCAATATGAAATACAATACCAACCAACCAATTATTTTTAAAATATTTAAAAATCCCAGTAATGCTTTCCAGAGCATATTATCGACTTCACCAACCGGTTTTCTCATCTTTCCTTGTTTGTTTGGGACATAATAAAGGCCCCAAGAAGCAATTGGTGCAACAATAGTTGAAAGTATTAAACTAATTAAAAATACTATTGGAAAAACAAGGAAAAGTAAAATAGGTGTAAAAATAAAAATAGTGAAAAAATCTTTTACCCAACTTTCTTTATTTATTTTACTAATTTCAGGTATAGTTCCCCAATTTTTTTGTTTATATAATATTTTTTTTACAAAACTAATTGGCTTATACCACAAAGTAGTAATATATTTTAATGACAAATAAAATGGCAACATTAATACAAATCCCAAACTAAATCTGCTTGGTGATGGTGCTGTCGTGGATGTTGGGTCTTTGGATTGAATGCTTGCTGTCTCTTTTTGTGTGCCCGGTTTGTCAGGATATAATTCTTTTGACAACCATGGAAAAACAATTTTATTAAATTTATGTTTATCGGCTTTGTTTGTATAAACCGTATCAAGAACAATACCCTCTAATGGATTTTTTTTAAAAATTTTACTCATAGCTATGTCTGCACATGATAATCCATTTTTAGTTAAAGCCAGTGGAGAACTTTTAATTTTGAATAAAAAGCCAGCAAATAAAAATGAAACAACCGTTATTACAAGGCAATTAGCGATAGGCATCAAAAGAAACATTTTTACATTTTTAATTTCTTTAACACATTCGTTTCCATTGAACACTTTTCCTGGGTCACAACTATCATTTTCTAAACCCTCCCTAATATTATTTTTAAAAAAAACATTTTTAATACCATAATATTTCTTTGATAATAAATTCAAAATATTTTCATAACGTTTCATTATATATAAATAATATTACATAAAAATATTATTTAAAACAAATATAATATTTTTATTATTATGAAAATTGAAATAACACCAAAGCTTGATTTTAATAATGTCTTAATTAAACCCCAAAGAACAACTATTTCTTCAAGAAATGAAGTATGCCTTCAAAGAATTTTTACATTTCAAAATAGTTCATCCAGTTGGAAAGGTGTTCCAATCATGGCGGCAAATATGGATACTACAGGAACATTTGAAGTTTTAAAGATTTTATCCAAATTTAAAATTTTGACTTGTTTAAATAAGTTCTATAATTTAAAAGATTTTAAGTCTTTTATTAAAGGATTTAAATTAAATGAAGAAATTGGTGATATATTAAAATATACGGTAGTTTCGACAGGTATTAGTGAAAAAAATTATGAAAACTTGTGTGAAATTATGGATAATATTCCATTTTTAAAATGGATTTGCATTGATGTTGCAAACGGTTATATGTATAAAATGGTCGAATTTTGTAAAAAAATTAGAAAACGTTATCCTAAAGCTATAATTATTGCCGGCAATGTTGCTTCCGGTGAAATGACACAAGAACTAATAATTAATGGTGGTGTCGACATTGTAAAAGTCGGCATTGGTCCAGGTAGCGCATGTTTAACAAGAATGAAAACAGGTGTTGGTGTTCCACAATTAAGTGCTATCATTGATTGTGCCGATTCAGCTCATGGTTGTGGTGGTTTTATTGTAGGCGATGGTGGTATTACTTGCCCTGGTGATATGGCAAAGGCATTTGGAGGTGGTGCAGATTTTGTAATGTGTGGTGGTATATTTAGTGGTCACGACGAAAACCCTGGAGAAATTATAGAAGAAAAAGATAGTTCAAATAAAATAAAGAAATATAAATTATTTTATGGGATGAGTAGTGAGTTGGCTATGAAAAAACATTATGGTTCTATGGCAAATTATCGTTCTTCTGAAGGTAGAGTAATAAAAGTTCCGTATAGAGGTTCTTTAGAAGAAACAGTAAATGATTATTTAGGTGGTTTAAGGTCAACATGTGCATATGTGAATGCAAAAAAAATAAAACATTTACCAAAATGCACAACATTTATATTGGTTAGTCAGCAAATAAATACACATTTGGTGAAATAATTAACTTTTATTATATATATATGTTAGATAAAGCATTGAGTATTTTAGCTATATTAATATTATTATTTATAGGTTACAATTTATATTATGATATAAAAGATTATTTTTATACAAAAAATTTAAAAATAATGGATGCTTTGTTATCTAATAAAATAATTATTTAATATATATAATGAACATTACATTTGGAACAGTTATATATTTGTTTTTGATAATGATTGTGTTATTTTCATTTACATTTATATTTATTAATATGTTTATTGATGTAAATAATTATTTTAATCCAAAAAAAGGAACTGTTTTAGAAGAATTCATAAATGTTAGAATGAGAACATTTGAAGATAATGCTTTTAAAAAAATAATTTTACCCAATGTTCATGACTATGATTTAGAAATAGCGATTCCGGTTGACCAAAAATTAAACGCTACTGTTCAGGGAAACTGGGGTTTTAATCAAGATGAAAACGGACAAGGTTTTAGTACTGGTGTTTATAGAGATGGTTATACTGCAGATGGTTCTATTTTTAAGGGTATCGGTGAAAAAAGATATAAATACATGTTAGACCAGGGACCTTATGTTATAAGATATGAGGTAAGGAAAAATAAAGATAATAAATATGATGTTGGTATTTTTATTAATAATAAAAAGGCGGCATTCGTTGAAAATGAAGGTATTCCAAGCGGTTTAATTAAATATATAGGAACTAATGAAACATTATTAAATAAGAAAACAGATTCTACCAGCGAAGGTAGGAGAGTTATTGATTATTTAAAATTTATACCAAAATCTAATGTTATTAAGAAAAAAGCATAAAAGTATAAAACGAAATTTTTGCTATACTTTTTTTTAAAGTATAAAACGAAATTTTTGCTATACTTTTTTTTAAAGTATAAAACGAAATTTTTGCTATACTTTTTTTAAAGTATAAAACGAAATTTTTGCTATACTTTTTTTAAAAGTATAATATATATCCAAATGTTTATTTATATATTATATATTTTAGCTGTTTTTATAACAATATATTTTGTATTGCAGAAGAAAAAAATAGAAGAAGCATTAACATTAGCTGTTACAGACAATAATGGTATTGTAAAATATTCCGAAACAGACAAAACAAATTCTGCTTATGGTTCTAAAAAATTTAAAAAAGTCATTACATCAACGAGGGGTTATTGGGCTTTAGATAATAGTGGAAAACCATGGCATAAAACACCAAACTCATCTTGGGTAAAAAAGGAAAAATCAGGAGTAACCTTTGTAGATATAACATCAGATGAAGTTTATGTTTGGGGTTTAACAGGAGCTCAAGGCGATTATGTTGTATATAAAAGACCTGTAAATTCAACACCTGTAAATTCAACAGGTAATTGGGCAAGCCAAAGCAATGAAACAAACAATAAGAAATTTAAACAAATGTCTGCTTCAGGTAATGGATGGATATGGGCTGTTGATAAAGATAATGTTGCTTGGAAGACGGAAAAAAATACACAATCATGGACAAGAGAGATGACAACTAACGTAAATATTAAACAAGTAAGTTGTGGAGAAAATTATGTTTTTGCATTGACTGGGGGTGCTGGTTCTAGTGAAAATAAGTTGTATAAAAAAAATATAGACGGTTCCGGCACTTGGAATATTTTAAATAAGAAATTAAAATATGTTTCGGGTTCTAGCAATACATATTTATGGGGGGTTGATACAACTGGTAAAGTTGTAAGAGCTGTAAAACCTGTAAATAGTGGTTCTATCTGGGAGGAAGTACCACATAGTGCAGGTGAAACTTTTAAATATATTTCAGGAACAAATATGCAAGAAGGAAAAATAACAGTGGATGACCCACCAGTTGCTGAAACTGCAGCTGCGGCTGCAACCGCGGCTGAAACAGCGGCTGAAACAGAGAGTGCAGCACGAACAGTCGCCACAAATCAACGTTCTACACCGGAGGGAACCTCAACTGAAACATGTTCTTTAAATTGCGCAGCACCAACAAAAATCACAGGTTCGTGTGAAGGTGTAAGCACAATAAATCCCAATCCATTCGCAAAGGATGTGAATGGAACAATAAAATATTTTAAAGCATGTCCATATACTTGTTTAGGTCCACAAGATACTGGTTGGAATAATTATGGTCCGGCAACAGGCGTAACATATGATAAAGATATTCATGGTTGTAGATATACACAACAATGCAAACAATGCGGGACAGTTGACATTGAAGCACAGGGAGAAATGAAAGAAACAATAGAGAATGGAGAGTATAAATATACATGGGTAGATGCAACGTCAACCGAAACAAATGCATTACCTTTTGACCAAAATAGACAATTAACGCAATGCGAGATTGATAAAATGCAGGGCTTGCATAATAATAATTGCCCACCACCAACAGAATATACTTCTCCCGAGGAAAGCACCGATAATTACAATACTGATGGGACTGTGAATGCTGCTGATACTACGATGGCAAATATGTTTTTGGATATAAATAATCCACATGATACTGGAACACAAGATATGAGTTTAGAAGATTATTATAAAAGAAGATTGTTAATAAATAGTGGGGAGAATAGGTTGGGTGGAAGTAAATCTGCTTATACTAATCAATATAAGCCGCAAAATAGGTTTGGTAATATTCGATTTTTTAATTCTGTTTGGAAATTATTCTAATTATTTAATACGTAAAAAATATTTTTAATAAAAAAACTTATAAGTTTTTTTTATTAAAAAAAAGAGTTTTTGCAATACTTTTCCCAAAAGTATTAACGGGCATGTAAAAGTCCAATTCGACCAGATTGAATCATAATAACATTATATCTCTCTTCAAAAATAACAAGGTCGTAATTGTAAGTGTTTAATTTTGATATATTTTTTCTGAAACCAATGGCATTTCCGGATAAATCGCAAATGTATTCAGAAGAAGAACCATCTGGGTCAATAGGTGGTGTTATGGTATTGAATTCGAATGATATTTTTTTAAATCTATTAACATTCATGGCACCAGTTGGTTGATAATTTTTTCTATTTCCATCTGTAGCAAAAGAATAGAAATACAAACCATCTTTAGTATTATTTCCAGTTTTATTATATTTTTCTACATAATCATAAACACCACTGTCAAAAACATTTTCCCTATAAACACCTTCCATGACAATGCCCAAATCTATTAAAATATTTTTTACATTTTTAGAATATGTCCCGAGAGAACCAGTTATAAAATGGGTATTAGCATTTACATAATCTCCAGCTTGCGAAATAATGTCGTTTGTTAGCTCCTTATTTTTTTGTGGTTGAATGCCATTGTAAGCCCAGTTTGTATAATTATTCCATTCATTTCTTTCAAATGCGTCACTTCTTCTAAATCTCCACGTATAATTTGCAACTAAATCTTTACTTTCAATATCAACTATTTGAGAACCAGCTTTTCCTAGGAAAGTATAGGTATAAATCTGTTTCATTAAAATTTTGTGATTAATTTGTGCCATAACACGTTGTTCTTCTTTACCTAAAAATATATATGTTGAAATTAAATGAATATCGGTATTCCAGTCATTCCTTGTTTGATTATATAACGTGGGGGAAGCTGCAAAATCGGCGGGTGGCTGCAAAAATCTCCACATTTGATGTTCTGGTATATTTGGATTCGGTGCACAACGATAACTGATACCATCGCTATATTCTACCGCATTTACATTATTTATTGTGTAAAGATGTGTAATTGGTTTAAATGTTATTCTTATTGATAACTCTTGATATTGTAAAGCAACTAAAGGAAGTGCTAATTTACTTGAATCGCAAAAAAACGAGTCCATTGGGATATATAACTTTCTACCTCTTATACTTGGTTCAACACCTGTTTGGTCCAAGTATTGTGCGTGTGGATAGACATTAACACGCCCGTTGCAATTTTCAGGGCTTATAAGTTCTGGGACATTTCCTACCATTTTATTCCATAATTTTTTTTTTGAACCTGAATAATCTCTTTCTTTTAAACAAGATAAATATTCACCACTATACCTAGATAATGAAACACCACCACTATATATTTCAATTTCTCTAATCATATGAGCTCCCAATTCTTCAATCCACTTAAACTCATATGGTATTAATGAATTACCATCTATAGGAGTGTCATTATATTTAATGGGGCTGTAAATGTCTGGAAGTGTAATACATATAAAAGTTTCGTATAACATATCTGCATACCTTGGAATTTTAAAATCTAGCACAGTTGGACTATTAAAATTTAATATACGATTACCTTCAAAATCTATTCTAAACTTTTGCATGCCAAAATTGGTATATTTATTATATGTAGCTTTAAAAAATGTTTTTCTGGGATTACCATTTAATATAATATTTTCATTACCCTGTGCTGTTAAATTCATTAATCCGCCAGTCATAATTAATATAATAGAATATTTTATTTTAAATTATAAAATTTTTTTATATTTTACTATAATAGTATATATGGCAGACAGATTGAAAAACATTTCAAATATGGCACAAAATTATTCAAATAAAATAATGGGAAGTAATTGTTATCTAATTGTTGTTTATTTATTATCAATTGTTTTCATTATTATATTTACATATTCAATATATTTAAGAAAAGAGCTAACTAAACAAGAAAATAATTTAACAGCTATGAAAAAATTAGCATATGAAAATGATGAATCTCAAATTACACCTTTAACAATAAATGATTATAGAGTAGGAAATAGCAACGGTATGTCAACTACTTTAATCGATTATTATGTTTATGGTAGTTATAATAGTTGCTGCACCGGAGAAGTAATTAATGGATATGTCAGCCTTGAAGCATTAAAAACAGTTATTAATTTAGGTGTTCGATTATTAGATTTTGAAATATATTTTAAAGATGGTAATGTAGTTGTTGCAGCGGGAAGAAATAATATATATATGAAAGATACATACAACGAATTGGAAATAGGTTCGGTTTTTTCGCAAATTAAAAAGAGTGCTTTAAGAGGTATTCAAAATAGTTCTGATCCATTAATATTAAATTTTAGAATAGTTAGTAAAAATCCAAATGTATTTCATATTTTAGAAAAAAAAATAATGAAACATTTTTCAGACTATTTAGCAGGTAAACATTTACCGGTTGAAAATTCAAAACTTGGTGGAAATGTTTTCAATACCCCATTAGAGAATTTAAAAAATAAAGTTATTATTTTTGTCGATGACCCATTTAAGAATTCAGGTGATAATCCCGGATTTATGGAATTAGTTAATGCATGCAGTGATTCAAAAAATTGCGATACAAAAATTTTATTATATGATGATTATCAAATTCAAAATGAAGGGTCCAAAGGCATGTATATCAACGATTCAAAAAATAATTTTATATTAACTAAACCAAATGTGATGGGAAATAATTCAAAATGGTTAATGCATCATGAATGTGGCATACAAGGTGTTTTGATGAATTTTGGAGGTGGATATCATAAAGATGCTTTAAAAGGTTATAGGTTAAAATTTTTAGAGGAACAAAAAGCATTTATATTAAAACCTGCAGATTTAAGAAGCAGACCTAAAAAATTCTCTGAACCAGTTGCACAAAACCCAGAGATGGACCCCGCACAAAAAGAACGATGTCATACAATAGGAAATATGGAACCAACATGTATCGGAACTATATAATTTATTTTATCAATAATATATATCATTATGGATTGTAAAGTCAATTTTGAAGAATGCGAGTTGGCCATTCTACGTTCTGCGGTTGATTCAATAGATAAAGAAAAAGGAAAAAAAAAAATAAATAATCCTGAAATAAAAACAATTATAGAAATTGTTGAAAACTTTTTAAAAAAGAAAAAATTAATATGTTATGGTGGAACTGCCATTAATAATTTATTACCAAAAGATGCCCAGTTTTATAATAAAGATATTGAAATACCAGACTATGACTTTTTCTCTCCAAACCCTTTAGAAGATGCAAAAGAATTAGCTGATATATATTATAAAAAAGGTTTTACAGAGGTTGAAGCAAAATCAGGGGTTCATGCCGGGACTTTCAAAGTATTTGTCAATTATATACCTGTTGCGGATATAACTTTTTTAGTTCCAGAATTATTTAAAACTTTAAAGAAAGATTCGAGAGTTAGAGAAGGAATTTATTATACGTCGCCAAATTATTTAAGAATGTTGATGTATTTAGAATTAAGTAGACCAATGGGGGATGTAAGTAGGTGGGAAAAAGTTTTAAAAAGATTAACATTGTTGAATAAACATTTTCCATTAAAAGGTGATGATTGTGGCTCTGAAAAAATACAAAGAATATTTGAGATTGGTGTAAAAAAAGAAAAAATTTTTCAGGGAAAAAGTTTAAAAAAATATTTATTATCGGATGATGAAAAAATGACAAAAAAGAAATTAAAAGAATTACAAGAAAACGTTTTTAAAATAACATTAAATGCACTAATAGACGAAGAATGTGTTTTTTTTGGAGCTTATGCTAATAAATTATATTATAAAACAATTAAAAGAAAATCAAGAAAAAAAGATATTAGTAAAATTCCTGATTTTGATGTATTATCGATAGAACCAAAAAAAACGGCAAATAAATTGAAAGAAACACTTACTAATCATGGTTATAAAAATGTTACTATTAATAAAAAAAAAGGTGTAGGTGAAGTTATTGCCGCGCATTATGAAGTGAGAATTGGTCGCGAAACAATAATATTTATATATGAACCTTTAGCTTGCCACAGTTATAATGTTTTAAGATTAAATAAAAAAAATATTCGAATAGCAACAATTGATACGATGTTGAGTTTTTACTTGGCATTTATGTTTGTTGATAGGGAATATTATATGAAAAATCGTATTTTATGTATGTGTGAATATTTGTTTAAGACGCAAAAACGCAATAAATTAAAGCAAAAAGGATTATTGAAAAGATTTAGTATAGATTGTTATGGTGAGCAATTAACTATTGAAAAAATGCGTGCGGAAAAATCGGCAATGTTCAATAAATTAAAAAATAATCGAAAATCTAAAAAATTTGAATGGTGGTTCTTGCGCTATATACCACAACAAATCGATGAAAGGAAAAAATTTATGCGTAAAAAAACAAAAAAAACAAAAACAAAACGCAAAACAAAACGCAAAACAAAACACAAAAAATAAAACGAAAAAAAAAAAATATTTTAGGAATTATTTAAGTAAATGTAATTTTAATAATATTTATATATATATATGCCATCGTTGTTAAAAAAAGCAAAAGAAAAATTAATGGGAGCAATATCTAGTTCTTCCGGGCGTCTGACAGACGTGGAGGGTAATATATGTTCCCAAAAAGAAAACAATTGTAATTATTGGAATGTCTTAAGTGGTGTCGGAGACAATATTATTGATCTATATCAAGAAAATCAACCTTCACCGCTCAACTCCAACGAGATTGAAACTTTGGAAAAGGTATTTCAAAAAAAATGGTACGATGCCAACATGACGTTGATGCACAACACGTCTATATTTCAAGAACCTGACTTATTTAATGATTATAACCTCGCCGAACAAAAAGTATTTGAAAAATTCAAGAGTAATAAAGAGGCATACAAGTGGTTCCGCAGAAAAGTAGAGGAGCCGTTTAAATTGGACAGGGAACCAGACCCAACACTTTTTAAATTGAATGAAGAAATTTACACGAAAGACCAAAAAGTTTTATTTGCAGAAAAAGAAGAAGAAGAAAAAAAAAAAGATATATGGGAAAAGATGGTCATAAAAAAAACCCGTGATTTTGATATATGGGAAAAATTGAAAAAAAACAGTAAATTTAAAAAAAGCGAACACGAAGGTGGCCGCAAAAAAAAATCAATAAAAAGAAAAAAAAAACGCAAAACAAGACGAAAAAATAAGAGAAAAACAAAACGCAAAAGAAAACACAAAACAAAACACAAAAGAAAACGCAAAAGAAAACGCAAGAAAACGAAACAAACAAAAAAATAATATAAAATTTTAAATAAATTTGTAAAAATTTATTTAAAATTTAAAGTTCGCTTAAGTATTTGATAGTTTTAATGATAGAATAATAGAAACCACCGAATAAGACAGTGGTAAAAACCATACCTTTTAGGTTATAATTACCATTTCTTTGGAAGAAAGCTTGAAAATTATTGACCATTGATTTTTTGAAGATTGGTAATTGAAAAACAAAAAACATGACCATTACGAGAAGTGGTGTTTGAATTTCATCATAAAAATATTCCATTTGATTTTTCTTTTCTTCTCTTTTTTGTTTTATTAAAGTTTCCATCGTTTCTTCATCTTGAATATAATTCATCTTTTCGGTTGCTGGCACAAAATTTGGTCTGGCAGTAAAATCATGTGTAATTTGGTCCATGCTCATTGGGATATCACGACTTTGTAAAGACGTGGAACCGCTGGTGGATGCTTGTTGCAATCCTTCGATAATTTTATTAATGGAATCTTTTGATAATTCGGCGTTTTGTGTATTTGAATGATTTTGTGGTGCTATTTTCTCATTTGTTTCTTTTACGTTGAGAGTAACAGGTTCTTTCTTTTTTTCAATACTTAATTCATTGGGCAATGAAGAAATACTGGTAGACATATATAAATTCTAAAAGATTGGTTTAATTTTATTATTACGCAAAATAATTATGCGAATTCGACGATTTTCTTTGTTTTGTCGCAAGTTTGTGCGTTTTCTTTATATTTATAACATTTGTTGTTAAATTTAAATGTTTTACCTCTAATACTATCCATTTCGGGTCCTTTAAAAAGTAAGCAGTTTCGGTCAGTACAAGCTTTTCTAAAGAATGTTGCTAAACCCAGTCCTAAAAGTATAGAAAAAATAACTTTACCAAATTTACTATATATTAATCTTCTAACAAACATTATATATAATAAATTAATATTTTAAAATCAATGTCTTTCTTCTACTGTATAGCTTTCTATTTCTTTCTCATTCGTTGGGCATTTTACTTCCTGTGGTGTAAATCCAAAACAAGTATCGTTTTTTCCCTTGTATTGTATTTTATCATAATTGTCAGGTGTTGGATATACAAAAACAGTTTTAGTATTCGGGTCAGTTATATAGTTAATAAAAAGTCCAACTGAAAGACTTATTAAAAAAATAGGCAAGCTAATAAATTTCATATATATTTAATTTATATTATTCTTTACTAAATTTATTAAATAATCCAATATAATCAAATAAACTTCTTTTTTTGTCATCCTTTGATAAACATTTTTCTTTTATATCTTCCCTAATGGCATAAGGAATTTCATAAAATGTGAAAATTCTTTTTTTCTTATAGGTGATAAGAACATAATGGTCTCCTGCATCTCTTTCCATGAATGAAATAATTATGTAATATTTTGGTTTAAATGAACCTTTTTCTGTAATTTCAGTTGAAACCATATCACCACATGAAATAATACTTTTCTCTCCTTTTTCGTAATTTTTTTTTAATAAAATGATAATTTTAACATTTAATATTTTTTCTAATTTTGAAATAGCATTTGAATCAGCCCAGAAATTTTTTTGTCTGATAATAGTTTTTAATTTCTCTAAATTATTAATATCTTTCATAAATCTAAAATCTTGAAAATTAATCAATGCAGATTTATTTTGTTTCATTAAATCTTTACTTTTTTCTTTTAATTGTTCATGTTGTAATTTAACTTCCTTTCTTTTATCAACAGTTTCAATCATTTTTTCTCTTTCATTTTCACTTTTATATAATTTTGCTTTTTTCGTTAAATCGCTATATTGTTCTTTTAATTGTGCACTTTCTTTTTTTAAACTAGATAATTCATCTTTTATGGAAATAATTGCATTGTTTAATAAATCAAAGTTTTCTTTATATGTTTGATAATTTTCTTGTGTCATTGCATTTGAAAGAATATTTCTTAATGATTGCACACCAACATTTACATTTATATCTTCTAAACTATCTCGAATAGTTGAAAATAAACAATCACCGCCACCTTCATTATCAACAATATCATATTTATTATTTTTATAATATTTTTGAACCCAGTTACTAGACTCTGTGATAACAGATTCTTTTACTTGTTTTTTGTATATTTTTTTTAGTTTTTTATCAATTTTGCTATTAAACTCGCCATCAAATTCAGTTAGTAATAATTCTATTTTATTAATTTCCTCAATATTTTCAACAGCTTTACCTCTTTGTTTTTCTTTCATTTTTTCTTCCATGTCTTTTTCTAATTCGTCAGTTAATTCTGCATCAGCTAATTTAAATTGTTGAAGAAACTTGCTTTTTTTTAATAAACCAATGAGATAATCGCTGTCAACATAATCAAATATAACAGGTCCTTCAATTAATGAAATATCTAAATCTCCTTCTTTGTCCATATATGTTGCTATTTCGGTTGAATAAAATTCGAAATACCCTATTTTTTCACATTTTTTTTCATCGACAATTAAATATACTGGTGTAAATAAAATATTTTTTTGTTTATATAAGTCATTAATTTGTCCAACAGTTAGACAAATGTCAATTTCAAATAATTGCATTTCAAAAACAGAAACACTTATACCAAGGTCATTTTCTTCAATATTTTTATCTACTATATATTCAATTTCGTCATTTAATACAGATTGAATCATTATATTTTATTTAAATATTAAAAATTTCCTTAAATAACTATCTGTTTCTAATTCAGATAGATAAAACCACATCAATTTTCTTTTTTGCGTTAATTCCTCGTTTTCTGGATTTATTTCAAATAATACAACATCTTGTATTAATTCAGCTTTCCTTTTTTTTCTTTTTGAAATAGAATAGTAATCTGCTATCATTTCTAAATCTTTTTTATTATAATTATCTTCATAATATAATTGCAAAGAAACAATAGTATCAAACTGGAAGTTATTATAATTTTTTTCTAATTCATTATTAACTATATTAATGATTTCATTATGAATCATGTTTTTTTCATTCTTTCCAATGTCTATTTTATTCTTTCCATTGTCTGTATTTTCTTTAATATTATAAACTATATTCATATAGTTTATAATTGATAATAGTTATTTATATATATTTTCTTTATGTTTTCTTTATCTCTGTATTATTCTATGATTTATTCATAGTCAATATCTAAATCTTCAAATAAATCACCTAACTTAAAAATTAATTTTTTACTGATTCCTGATGAATCTATTGTATTATAAATATCAATAATTTCTTCGGTAATATAATTATATTTATTATTATTTTTAATATTTTTACCAATATTGGATAAAATAATATTAATATTTTCAAAAACTTCTTCCATAATTTCAATATTTTCATTTTCAGTTTCAACTTTCATTTTTTTTATTAATTCTGTCATAATTGAAAACATATTATCAACTGATAAAATGTCAAAACAGAATAACTTCGTGTAGAAATCAGTAAGAGAACGTCTTTTTTCATTTGTTTTATTTACTTTACAAAAATTATCATAATCTTTTTCATCGACAACCTCGATATTATTAAATAAACTCATATATGACTCGAAATTTTTAATGCATATTTCTTTCATGATGGGAAAATTTTGAATTAATTCATTATACAGTTTGGCATATAATTTAACCCAAAATTTGTTAACACTACTTATATCAAAAATAGATTTTCCAATAGAAACTAAAATAATTTTATTTTTAGAATAGATAAAATGTTTTATATTCATGATAATTTCTTTTGAAATTTGTTCATAATTTTTTTGTGTTAATTTATTTAATGATTCTCTTATTTTATCTAAATTAATTTCATCTTCATCTAATTTATTTATAAATTTCGTTTTTTTGAAAACTGTTCCATTAACTATAACTTCTTTTTCTTGTTTCTTTTTTCGAAACACAGGCGTTTTCCTATAAGTTGTGGAACCAACTCTTTTTGAAATAGCATTAATAACAGAAATACTTTCAATATTTAATTCATTAATTGTATTATTTTTTTCAATATTTTTAAAATCGCTAATTTTATAGACTAAAGACATAATAATAATAGTATTATTCTTTTTTTATATTCTTTTACAATAAAATTTTTATATTATTTCACAATTGTAAAAGTATTTTAGTTATAAATAATATTCAAATATACTTAAATACAATAAAATAAATTATTATTATGAGTCAACAAGAAACTAAACGAGCGGAAAATATGGACAGTGAAAACACACATTATAATGAGATTACATCTTGGGAAGACAAAGATTTGAATTTAAAGGATAAACTTTTGAGAGGTATTTATTCTTATGGTTTTGAAAAACCGAGTTCAATTCAAAAAAAAGCGGTAATGCCATTTATTTATGGTATCAATGGTAAAAGAAAGGATATTATTGCACAAGCGCAATCTGGAACTGGTAAAACAGGTGCTTTTGTAGTAGGTGCATTGCAACTCATGGACGAAAAAAATAAAAATACACAAGTATTAATTTTAGCACCGACGCATGAGTTGGCGAGGCAAATTAAGATGGTTGTTGATAATTTGGGTAATTATTTGAAAATAACTTCAATATTATTAGTTGGTGGAACATCTGTTGATGAAAATAAAAGACAAATTGAAAAAACAAAACCGCAGTTTGTAGTTGGAACGCCAGGAAGAGTGCATGATATGATTAGGAGAAATATTTTAGACGTGAGTAAATTAGATTTGTTAGTGTTAGATGAGGCTGATGAAATGTTGTCTACGGGATTCAAGGAACAAATGGGAAATATTTTGCAGTATATGCCAGAAGATTTACAAATTGGTTTATTTAGTGCAACGTTGAATGATGATTTAATGCAGGTTGCGAAAACATTTATGAGAACGCCAATTAAAATTTTAGTGAAAAACGAAGAATTAACATTGCAGGGTATTTCTCAATATTATGTTAATTTAAACGATGATAGTGAAAAATATGATACATTGAAAGATATTTTTTCAACATTGACAATTTCACAGAGTATTATTTATTGTAATAGCACGCGACGCGTAGATGATTTGGAAGAAGCAATGTTAGAAGATGAATTTCCAGTAAAAAAAATTCATGGTAAAATGACCGAAGCTGAAAGAAAAAAGACACATGCCGAATTTAAAAGTGGCAGTTGTAGAGTTTTAATTACGTCTGATTTATTTTCTCGAGGGATTGATGTTCAACAAGTAAGTGTTGTTATTAATTTTGATATTCCAAAAAGTGAATATACATATTTACATCGAATTGGAAGAAGTGGTAGATGGGGTAGAAAAGGGGTAGCTATTAATTTCCAAACAAAATATGATATGGAAAAATTGAAAAAGTTTGAAGAATTTTATAATACAAGTATTGTTGAGATGCCATCAAATTATGCAGAAAATTTGAATGTTTAATCTACTTTTCTACTTTTCTACTTTTCTACTTTTTAAAAAAGTAGGACAAAAACGTTATTTTAAACTACTTTTAAAAAAAAAGTAGTTTAAAAATGTCTATTCGTATTTTTGCTATACTTTTTATAAAAGTATAATTTAATAATGAAATTGAATTTTAAATATCCGATAGAATATCTAGAAAATAAGAATGTTTTAAATGAATCTATTAAAGATGATTTAGAGTTATTAAAAACTTATGATGAAAAAAACAAACCTATTTATGAACATTTATTGCAACCCATTTCCGTTGTTGGTAAAAAATCAATAGATAAATTTTCAAATTATTATACTACAGATACGGATTACTTGAAAGAAACGCAAAAAATAAATTCTCAAATGAATAAGGTAAAGATAGACAATGCTTTAATAGATAAAACATACAATAATTGGAATAATATAAAAAATGATGAAGAATTTATTGACAAATACCAATACATAGGTTGGGATAAATTTAAATGGTTAAATTATTCTCAAATGTTTTTACATATTTTAACAATATACAATTTATTTTCACCAATATTTAATTTATTTTCTCCTTTACTGCTTTTCATTATGCCATATATTATTTTAAGAGGATTAAAAATGAAAATAACATGGGCTACTTATAAAAAAATATTATATATGCAATTGCAAAATCACGCCATTGGTCAACTCTTCACATCATTTCATAGAGTTAAATTAAGCCAAAAAGCGTATATTTTATTTTGCGCTGGTATGTATGTCTATAATTTATATCAGAATGTTTTATCATGTAAAAGATTCTATAAAAATGCATTTTTTATAGCGGAAAATATAGATACATTGAGGAATTATTTAAAATATACAATTCAAAAAATGAAAACCTATGAAAAAATAATCGAACATAAAAAGACTTATGAAAATTTTAGTTCAGATCTTGTAAAAAATAGAAAAGACTTGGAAAATTTTGTAGAAAAAATTAATAATATTCCAAAAAAATGTTTAAATGTTAAAAATATGATGCAACTTGGGACTGTTATGAAATATTTTTACACTATTTATGATGATTTAGAACTTGAAAACATTTTAAATTATTCCTTTGGTTTTAATGGATATATGGATAACATGAAAGGATTATATAAAAATCTCTCCAATAAAAAAATTAATTTAGCAAAATTTAAAGAGAAAAAAAATGTTTTAAAATTTAAAAATATTCATCACCCAAGTATCGAAAAACCTATAAAAAATGATATTAATTTTAAAAAAAATAAAATTATAACCGGTCCTAATGCAGCTGGTAAAACAACTATATTGAAATCAACTATAATAAATACTATTTTTTGTCAGCAATTTGGCGTAGGCTATTTTGATACAGCCACTATATCACCATTTAACCATATACATTGTTATATAAATATACCAGACACATCTGGAAGAGATAGTTTATTTCAAGCTGAAGCGAGAAGATGTAAGGAAATACTAGACGTAATTGAAAAAAATCCTAATTCTAGGCATTTTTGTGTTTTTGATGAATTATATTCTGGAACAAACCCTTATGAAGCCATTAGTTCAGCTGCAAGTTATTTGAAATATATAACAAAAAAAAATAATATTAAATTTATGCTAACAACGCATTTTATTAGATTATGCGATATTTTTAAGGATGATAAAAAAATTAAAAACTTTTCAATGAAGACAGATATAATAGATGATATACCAAAATATCATTATAAAATACAAGAAGGTATTTCAAGTATAAAAGGCGGTATAACAGTTTTAAAAGAAATAAAATATCCAAAAGAAATTTTGAAAAATGCAAAAAATATTTTAGACAAACTTTAATTTTTCATTTTTTTTATAATATTTGTTTCGTTTAAATATTAAAAGAATTATATTTAAAAAATATATTATGAATAGTTTAATTACTTGTGTGGCATTAGTTTTATTAAGTAGTATTCTACTGTTTGTTTATTTTAAAACGAGAGTTGGTAAAGTTGAAGAAAAATTAGATATAATGTTTCAATTAGTTCAAAGTCATGCTTCACAGCAAAATTCTATGAAAATTTATGAAAATAATGTAATAAATGAAGAAGTTAATAATGTAATAAATGAAGATAATGAACTAGTAAATAAGGAAGAAGTAAATCTGATTAGCGTTTCTGAAGATGAAAGCGATGAAAGCGATGAAAGTGATAGCGATAGTGATGATGAAAATATTAATGAACTAGTTATAGGAGAAGATATTAAAAAAATATCTTTAAATTTAGAAAATAATGATGAAGAGGATGATATTCCAATAATTTTAGAAAAAAAAGGAGATATAGAAACATTAAGCGAAGAAGATTTAAATCCTGAAACATTAAGCGAAGAAGATTTAAATCCTGAAACATTAGAAGAAGTTAGTATAAATAATTTATCAATAGAAGTAGACTATGAAAAATATAAAGTAGCTGAATTAAAGCAAATGTGCGAAGATAAAGAACTTGAAAATTATAAAAAATTAAAAAAAAGCGATTTGATTGATTTATTGAAAAATAATTTATAAAAAATTTATAAAAAATTTATAAAAAAAATTAATATATATTAAAATTTAATATATATTATAAATATAAATGAGTTGGGGTACATGCTATGCAGGTTCAAATAATATTCATAATAATTATCCGGCATTAATGAGCGATGGAAAACAATTTACTTTGTTTAATCCAGCATGCGATTTAAACGAAAAATTAATGAAAAAAACAGGTATGAAAAATAATTATGAATACAGACAATTTTTAATTTCCAATGCTGTTTCACTAATGAATAAAAATGGCATTTCTTCTTGTAGTGAATCTTCAGAATGTGTTGACAATATGTCAAACATGAAATCTTATGGTAAATATCTTTACAAAAGCATCAATGATAATAAACAACATTATGGATACGAATCTTCAGATTTAAAGAAATTATATTTAGAAAGAAAAGAATTACAAAACTCATATGTTGCTCCAATTGTTACACAAGAAGAATTATTAAGATTAGCTTCTAAACGTTAATTATTTTTTAAAAAATATTTATAATATCTTTTAAAAAATATTATAAATATTTTTTAAAGATATTATCAAAAAACTTAAATATAATGATTATAGATATCAAATGAAAATATTAAGTATTGATGTTGGAATAAAAAATTTGGCTTATTGTTTGGTAAATTTTGAAAATAATGAAATTTCAATTGATAAATGGGATATAATAAATATTTGTAGAGAGAAAAATATGATATGTTGTGAAAAATTAAAAAAGAAAAATACAGTGTGTGGAAAAAAGGCAAAGTTTTATAAAAATGATAAATATTATTGTAGTGTGCATTCAAAAAATAGCAAGTTTTTGACCCCAACAAACGATATAAGATTATTAAAAAATAAACTCTTAAAGAAAAATTCTAAAATTTCAATAAAAAAATTAATTGAATTTTGCAATAATAATAATTTAGAATGTAAAAAAATTAAAAAAGATGATTTAATACAAAATATCCTTATTTTCCTAGATACAAAATATTTAAATACAGTAGAAAAAATAAATGCAAATAATTTAGATATGATACAATGTGGTATTTTATTAAAAAAACATTTAGATAAAACTTTCAAAGATACACATATCGATAGAATAATTGTAGAAAATCAAATAGGACCTTTAGCATTACGAATGAAAATGATGCAGGGAATGATAACACAACATTTTATTGAAAATAATTTAGAAAAAATAGAATTAATAAATGCTTCAAATAAATTAAAAGATTTTTTGAAAGGTAAATCAACTTATAATGAAAGAAAAAAATTAGGAATTACAATTACCAGAAACTTTTTAGAAAATGAAATAAAATTAAACAATTGGCTTGATTATTTTAATAAAAATTCTAAAAAAGACGATTTAGCTGATTCATACCTGCAATGTTTATGGTATATTAACCATATTGTAAAAAATGAATAAAAATGAATAAATAATTATTTATGCGTCATACTTAAAATTAAATGTTCTATATTAAACATAATGGATATTCAAGAAATAAATATAGGCGAATCATTTGATGGACCAAAAGTAAATGTTGTAGAAAAAGATAGTGGAATAGGTAAGAAAAGTGTTAATTTTGGACCTGGTGCCGATTTGTTAATGAATCCTAATAAACAAAAACAACAAAATAAAAGCAGTGATATGGAAATATCGGATATAAATGAAATAAATATTGGAGGTCCGTCCTTAAAAGAAGCGCAAAATTCTTTATTTGGAGATATTAATTTACCATCTGATATTAAAATTAATTTTAACGATGATGGTAATATTGGAGATTCTGAAAATTTCATTAAAAAAGATATTTTGAAGGATGCCGCTAAAAAAGAAAAGTCGGAATCAAATGACGGATTCAAAAAATTTAATGACATCCCAGTTAATCCAAATGTTGTTCCTCCAAAACAACCACGAATAACCGCAAAAGAATTACTCCGTGAAAAATTCAAATATTTAAGACTTTTAGAATCTATCGAACAAAAAGGCGGTAGTTTAAGTAAAAAATATTCAATGGATTCGCCTTTAGAAGAAATGAAAGGTGAATATGAAACACTTAAAGCAGAAAAGGAAAAATCGAATAGTGTTAAATTTCAGAGTAAAATGCTTATGGCTTGTGTCTCTGGTCTCGAATTCTTAAATGGGAGATTCGACCCCTTTGATTTAAAATTAGATGGCTGGGCTGAAGCGGTTAATGAAAATATGGAAGAATACGATGATGTTTTTGGAGAACTACATGATAAATATGGCTCTAAAGCAAAAATGTCACCAGAACTCAAATTATTATTCATGCTTGGCGGTAGCGGTGTAATGCTCCATATGACCAATACAATGTTTAAATCAGCAATGCCAGGCATGGACGATATTATGAGACAAAATCCAGACTTAATGCAACAATTCACACAGGCAGCAGCCAGCTCAATGGGTGAAAGCAACCCTGGGTTAGGTGGATTTATGAATATGGTTGGAGGTGGTATGCCACAGATGCAACCACCAAGAGGAAGTCCACCCGGTCCAAACGAGGGTATGCGAATTGACCCACCACAACCACCATCTTCCAGACCAGATATTGACATGGCACGTTCAAATATGAGAGCTGATTTCAATGATGCTGAAAACATGGAATCAAACTTTGCATCTGTCAATGAAAAAAGAAAGGAAATGCGCGGACCCAGTGATTTAAGAGATATTTTATCGGGTCTTAAAACAAAAAAGATTAATTTGAAAGAAAATAAACCGGGTAGCACTGTAAGTATTGATGAATTAAATGATATGAAATCGTCTATGAATAAACCTAAAAAAAGTAAAAGAAAACCGAAGAGTGAAAGAAACACTATCTCATTGGACTTATAAACTTTTGGGAAAAGTTTGACAAAACTCTACTTTTGGGAAAAGTAGGACAAAAGTATATTTTTGGGAAAAGTAGGACAAAAATATATTTTTGCCATACTTTTTTTAAAAGTATAAAAAGTATATTTTTGTCATACTTTTTTCTAAAAAGTATAAAATTGATAATTAAATCTAATTAAATATATTTCAATAATTATATTTAATGCAAAAACCATTCTTAAAATGGGTAGGTGGAAAAACACAAATCATTGATAAAGTTCTCTCCAAATTTCCAAAAGAAATGGAAAATTATTATGAATTATTTCTTGGTGGTGGAAGCGTTCTTCTCGCTTTACTCTCATCCAATATAACTGTTAAAGGCAAAATTCACGCATACGATATTAACGAACCATTAATCCATCTTTACAAAAATATACAAAGAAACCCATCCAATTTATATGAAAAAATTAAAGAAATTATTGAAATCTATGATAGTTGTCCATATATCGATAAAAAAAACAATGAACTAAACAACGAGAAAACCAATAAAAAAATTAATAGAAAACCAGAAACAATAGAAGAAGCCAAAGAATCGCGCGAAACTTATTATTATTGGTTAAGAAAACAATACAATGATTTACCAGATAAATTATCTATTTTGGGTTCAAGCTACTTCTTAATATTGAATAAATTGTGTTTCCGCGGTGTATATAGAGAAGGTCCTAATGGATTTAATGTACCATTTGGACATTACAAAAAAACACCAACAATAATAACAGAAGAAAATATTCATATAATAAGTAAATTAATTGAAAAAGTTAAATTCAAATCAAAAGTATTTAGTAAAAGTTGTAGAAAAGCAAAAAAGGGAGATTTTGTTTATATGGACCCACCATATGCCCCTGTTGATGAAAAATCGTTTGTTGCGTATAATAAACGCGGTTTTAATGAAAAAGACCATAAAAATGTTTTCAATATAACAAAAATGTTTGAAATAAAAGGCGTAAAATTTCTATTGAGTAATGCAAATGTACCTTATGTGCAAAAACAATATACTGATGAAAAAATAACTTTAGAAGAAATAGAATGTAAAAGGGCAATAAATTCTAAAAACCCTGGGGCAAAAGCAAAAGAATTATTAATTTATAATTAAAAATATTTTTTTTTTGTGAAAATAATTTCAAATTTGAAAATATTTTTTATGCGTTAAATATTTAGCAACTTTTTATAAAATAAAATATTCGTTATATATATAAAATGTCAGAAGAAAAAAGCACCCATGTAAAAGGACAAGAAGGAGAAGAAGGACCAGAAGTACAAGGACAAAAAGAAGTAGTAAAAGGACAAAAAGAAGTAGTACAAGTACAAAAAGAAGTAGTAGAAGGAGAAGGAGAAGGAGAAGGAGAAGGACAAGGAGAAGGAGGCCGTAGAAGAAGACGCAAAAAAAGACGCAAATCCAAAAGAAAATCCAAAAGAAGAACCAAAAGAAGACGTAAATCCAAGAAACGCAGAAAAACCAAGAGAAAGACCAAAAGAAAAAGACGCCGAAGAAAACGCTAAACTCCAAATTTTAAAATAATTTTATTAAGAAAATTATTTTAAAATTTATTGATGATATCTGAAAATTTAACAAATTCAATCTTTCTTTCTTTCCAAAAAGCCAACATCTCCTTTTTTTCAGTTGAAATATCTTCACCAAATACTCGAGTTTTTCCATGCGTCAATTCATATTCTTGATAGGCTACGCATACTATCTTAAGAGGTTTCCCATACAATTTTGGAATTTCAGCATATTTATATGGAACACCAAATACTTTTTCTCCTGCAGTTCCGGGTGTGGTCCAATTGCGTGTTTTGACTTCAATAATAGCATCTTCAATTTCCCAATCAGGTTTATAACCATTAATATTTTTTGGTCGGTTTACGGTATGACCTTGAGAAGAAAGAATTTCGGCAACAATTGATTCTCCTAGGATAGTTGTCCATTGAGAAGTTTGGTTTTCTGGACCTCTACCGATAAGCAAATTACCCCAGTTTTTTTCAGCCTTATTCATTCTCTCATTTTCTTGTTTTTTTGATAAATCACTTTTACCAATAAAAGGGTTAGAAATACACCATTTACAAATAGAATTCACCGAACTTTCAAAATTCATACAGGATGGTTTTCGATACAGAGTCATTTTATATTTTTATATTTTTTGTTAAAAAAATATATAAAAATATAAAAAATCAATTTTAAAAGAAAAAAGTAATTAATAATATATGGATGAATATAATGAAAAATGTGCTATATGCCATGAAAATATGAATATAATAGATGATAATAATGAGATGTATGAATTACCAGAATGCAAACATTATTTTCATACAAATTGTATTTTAACATGGTTTAGGTCAGGACATAATAGATGTCCTTTATGTAATAATGAGGGATTAAATAACAATAATATGAGTATTAATTTAATAAATAATACTTTAGATAATTATTCATGGCAATATAAACGGAAGTTATTGAATGCAAATTATGTAGAAATGAGAAATCTTTCTAGGAAGAAAGATGCTCCAAAAGAATTAAAAAAAAAGATTGAAAAATTAAAGAAACAAGAAGAAAAATATAAAAATGCGACGAAAGAGGTTAATGAATTTCTTAATTCAAAGCCAAAAAATATGAAAGTCAAACAACTTATTTCGAAAATAAGAGTTTTGCGAGGAAAAAAATGGGAACTTAAAAGAAAGATTATTAAAATGAAAACATATATTGGTTTATCAAACCCAGTAATAAATATTATTATTCCAAAAAAAGTAGAAGTTTAATAATAATTATTATAAAATTATGATAATATAATGGTATTGGGATTAATATTGTATGAAACGGTTGATTTATTATATAATATAGGTTCATTAACAATAAATGGAACAATTTCTGTTTATAACTGGTATTATGCCGTCCCGGACCTTCCAAAGGAAAAGGAAATAGAGATGTTAAAAATGCGATTAGAAAATTTAGAAAAAAAATTACTTACAAATGGGTCCAGCGAAAATCATGAAGAAACAAAAAGCGGGAAATAAAAATACAGAAATAACTAATAACTTATAAGGAATGAATAATACGCAACTAAAACAGTTAAAACATTTATCTTTTTTTTGCCTTTCTTCTAATAATTCAATATTTTCATCATATGACACGAAAATATTATCATATATATCATCAGCAGCGCCTGGTAAATATTGAAAATATAATTCTTCAAATTCGTTATCTAAAACCATTAAAAATTCCATTGCTAATGAATTTAAAATCATATTTTGTATATCTGTTTCTACAAAAACAACCCACATATTAGCACCATAAACAAGTAAAGAAAAAGAAAATTCTTGGAATGTATCTATTATGGAAGTAATACTATTAACCCTATTCATTTTTTTTAGACTTAAGCTATTTGTGATATTGTCCCAAATAAAAAAGGAGCGAGCAAAATAAACAATTGAAATGCCACTAATCATAATCTTATTTTCAAAAGAAGCATTATTTGAACAAATATAACCATTATACTTCTTATTTTCATGTAATATTAGAGCTATATATAATAACCATTGTCCTATAAAAATTAAAATAGGCAATGCAAAGATAAGAGAAAAAATATGAGAACAGAATATTTTATTTGTTTTTTTTAATTCTTTATTTAAGTAACCCCGTTTTATATGATATTTAAACAGACTAAACATACCAAAAGAAGGTGTGATTTTTACTATTTCTTTTTTTTCCTCTGACGAAATTTCTTCATCACAATTTCTTTTTAATGGTGAGTTATATCCGGGTGAAACTTTATGAATATGTTCTCCACCCAATAGTAAATGGTCGCTCATTTTAAGTTTAAAGTTTTTGAAAACCAAAGGTATAGCTTCACAAACGTGTTCGCAATATGATTTTTTATTTTCAAGATTTTCAAATGACACCGATTTTCTGGGATTTATTCTTTTTGTAATTATTTTATTCGGGTTTAAATTAGTATTACAACTAATTTTTATTTCTTCAGCAAATTCATCAGAATTTATTTTTTTTAACATTTAAATTACTTAAATTAAATTATTTAAGTAATTTCAATAAATTTTAGATGTTAATTATCGTCTTCGCTTTTTCATGGTTCTGTTTCTAGAACTTTTAATGTTTTTTTTTAGGGACTTACCGCCTTTTTTAATTTTTTCAAATGACCCAGATATTACTGATATTTCAGGTGTAAATTTTTGTATCGAAGATATTCTTTTGATTTCATTTACTTCAGGATTGTCGGTTTGTGCAACTTTATTTACTCCGGGTTTGGGTGCAATAGCGCCTTTAAATAACTTTCCAACCTTTTCTAAATTTTCATTAAAATTTCTTCTAGAAACATCACAGTTTAAATTGTTACCAATATTACCGAAAAAATCACCAATCATTCTTAAAGCACTATCACTTTTATCTTCATTTATTAATTCATCATTAGTTAAAAGATTTTTTACATCCAAGTCAATGTTTAATTTTATTTTTATTATACCAGGGTCATCACCTGCTATTTTTTCAATAATAAATATTTTTTTTTTCTCTTCTATTTTTTTCCCATCTTTTTCGATATAATCGTTGGGTTGTGTCATTTTTATAAAGTTATATTGATTTATAGTAAAAACTTTGTCATCTGTTGGTTCAACTAATTTATTAGGGTTATTGTAAAATTCTTTTTTATCAATTGTTGTTTCATTTGTATATTTAATTTTTACTTGTTTTGGATAAAATTCATCATTTTTAATAAATTTTTCTTTTACAAATTTTTTTATTTCGCTTTCAAAAGTTTCTTCATAGCTAATAAATTTCATATTTTTTATTTCGCTTTCTTTTTTCATAACACCTTTAACAAATTTATAATAATCAATATCATTATTTATAAAGAAATCTTTTTTTGTTAGATTATATTTTCCGGTAGTTACTTTTCCAAAACTTTTAAGCATATCATCAAATAATTTATAAGCATTTTCTTTCATTGTTTTATTTTTTATATTTTGGTTCTCCAATATTTTTAAAAAATTTATTTTACCTCTATTGAATAAAATGTTAAAATATTTAATATTATCTTGAAATACAACACCGTTCATTTTTTCAGTTGCTTCTAATAAAGTAACGTTATTTTTTTTTAAAGTATTAACAAATTGTTCATAAATAAATTGTTTTTCTTTTCTAATTTTTTCAATTGCTTCATTTATTATTTGGTCATTGTTATATTTAATATTACTATATTCATCAAATTTTTCTTTTGGTATTTGAGTATCTTCTAAACTATTTTGCGGGTTATCCACTAATTTGTTTTTGAAGGATACCAAAAAAATAATCATTCCATAAAATTTTACAATGAAATTTTTTTTATTTCTTATTTCACTTTTTAATCCCTCTCTTAAATTATATTTTTGTTCTAAAATACGAGTATTCTTTACTTCAATATTAAAATCAGTTAAACCTTCTAATTTTTTTAATCTTTTAAAAGGAACATTTTGTATTATTTTAATTTTTTTTTTTGTTTTATATAATTGACCAGTTTTATCGTTTTTTTCATATATGAATGGAGGGTCATTAAATATAATTTCAAATTTTACATTGGGTTCATATGTATAATCCCATTTTCTCACAATTCCTTTTTTTAAATGATTTGGGTGTTTTTCATTAAAATATTGTATTTTATCGTTAACAAAAATACGTGTTAATTTATTTTTTGTTTTTTCACCTGAATATTCATATTCTTTGTCACCTGCAAATTTAGGAATTGTATAAAATATTTTTACAATATATTTTTTTCTATTTTTTTCTATTTCTTTTTCACGATAATTTATCCTTTTATTTTTCCTTTTTTTTTCTTCTTCTTTTCTTTTTCCAATAATTAATTTTTCATCAGCTCTAATTCTGGCTTCTTTTAATTCTTTTTCTTCTTCTTCTTTTGTTCTTTTTTTTTTATAATCCTCATTCATTAATATATTTAAATAAGATATAATTTAAAAAATATCTCATAAATTTACTTGAAAGTTTGACATATGTCTTAACATTTCCTTTTTTTTATTTTTTTCTTTTGCTTTTTCTAAAATAGCAGTAGCTTTATTAATTTCTTCTTCCGTAACAACACCATCGCCATCCAAATCCAAAATATTTTCATATTCTCTATATTTTTTTGGAATAACACATAATGAACTCTCTTCATTTAATAAATAATCTATTAAAACATTAAATATACCTGTAATGGCAAGGGCAATTAATATATCTTTTGTCCCCAACCAAGTAATTGCAAATATTAATATATGCCTTCCTAATGATTTTCTTAAGTATTGTTCTTGAGATTTACTAATATCAATTTTAACATATCTTGACCCAATATTCAATAAAATCATAACAAAACCAGCAAAAAATTTACTGTTATTAACCCTTTGTAAAAAAGGAGCAAATGGTCCTAATATACTTTCTATCATTACTAATATTTACACACATTTTTTATTTTCTATAAAAAATAAAAAATTAAATATTTTGAGCGCCATTCCTGATGTTATCCGCTAGACAATATGCTTTTGCAAATAAAGTATAAAAACTTGTAACTTCTGGACAGTTATATTTAGGAACGCCTACCCCCATGTCATCTTTTAATTTATTTGCTTCATTCATTGCAATTTTATTTTTTAATTTAAGTCTTCTTTCTTCACCTATACATTTTTCTTGTTCTTCTTTTGATACATATGATTCTTTACATAATTCATCAACTGTATTTTTTTCTTCTTGCGTTAATGTTACTTTATTTTCAGCGCCTTCGACAGTTGTATGCATAACATTGCAGCAAAAAACAAATAGTAAGAAAATTAGTAATAATATTATAAATTTTTTGTTTAATTTAACAGTTCTCATTTATAATATTATTATATTTTTATTGCTTGGTAGCACCAATGGTATTTTTTTCAGATTTTGTTTTTAAAAATCTGTCTAAATCAGTTAAATTATTCGTTAAACTATTTCTTAAATTACCAATAAAGTTTTTGTTCAATACCTTTTTAGCTATCATATTAGTTCCTAAAAATCCTTCTTTATTTTCTTCTTTTTCTTCCCCTTCTTCTTTTTCTTTCTTTTCTCCATCTTCTTCGTTTTCTTCTTCGTTATCTTCTTCTTCGTTATCTTCTTTTGCTTCATTAGTTTCCAAATCTGCAATCTTTTTCATAATTCCTCCACCTTCTTTAAAACCTTCCAAGGTATTGTGGAACAAGACAATAATGATTAATGCAAAAAATATGGAGCAAGAAAATTCACAATAGATGAGGGTATATGCTAAAACAATAACCAATGCTGCTCTACCAAAAATACTAGTAGCAATATCGGTTAAAAAACTGGGTGTTTTATACATTAATAAAATTAATGCACCTGCAAAAAGTAAATTTAAATTTTTCATTTTAAGGTTTTTAATCATTCTATATAAAACTACTATATTTTTTTCAAGTTATTATAAATAAATTTTTATCTCATTTTTTTATAAGAATGAGTTCTACTTTGGGATTTGCAGATTTTAATAATGATGAAGAAATAAAAGATGTATATAATAAAAAAAAACATAATAAAACATATAAAAAACGGGATGACAATAAAAAAAAAATAACATGTGAAAAAGTAGAAAGTTTCCTAAATTTAATGAAAGATATGGGAAATGATAATACTGAAGATGGTTCAGGTTTAGCAGATTTTAAACCTCCACCAAAACCTTTATTAACAAAACAACCCGAAGAAAAAAAAGACATACAAATAGATGAAGATATTAGTCCAGACGAATTCAATAAATTGGATGATTATGCTGCAAATGAACAATATTACAATAAATATATCCCATATTATTCTGAATCCCAAAATAACACTAATGTTTCTGGTAATAAAGATGTTTTGTTTGAAAAGTTGAATTATGTGATTCAAATGTTAGAAGACAATAAAGACCAAAAAACACATAATGTAACCGAAGAATTAGTATTATACATGTTTTTAGGCGTTTTTGTAATTTTCGTTGTTGATTCTTTCGCCAGATCAGGAAAATATACTAGATAATACAAAATATATCCTTACTTTCTTTAGGATGATATGCAAAATTATAAAAATATAATGAATTTACTGGTTTTGCAATATAACTATATCTATCCAATAATAGTTTTAAAATAATATTATTATTTGATAAATTTTCAATCAACAAAATTTCAGAACGTAAATCTTTAGAAATAAGGCTCATTGATATCAAAAATCCTAAAGTAAATATATTAGCATCTATATTTTCTCCCTTGAAACTCGAGCAGAATTCTAAACTATTGGCGCCATCATAAGTAGTATATGGGTTTCTAAAAACATAAAAACATTTAAATTTTTCATTTATCATTAAAACAGTGATTTTAATATGCTCTTTTTCAATTAAATAAAAAATGTGACCTAGATTTAAAGTTATAAAACATTTAAAACTTTTTTTACATTCAAAAAAAAGTTGATAAAATCGATTCATATTTGATTTATTTATAAATATAATATTAATATTTGGTTGGTCAAAATTATAACACATTTCCCAGTTCTCTATTTTAAAAATATAGTTGTTATAACTGGTTAGTGGGACAATCATTGTTTTATTATTCTCTCTTTTAAAAAATGAAACAATATTATTACAATTATTTCTTAAGTGATAATAATGCGTAAATATTTGATTTGCAGCATACATTTTTTTTCGATGTTTCATATCAACACATAAATAATCTACATAGTTTATAACCATTTTATTGCCATCAATATAACATTCTAATGGTTTGGTTGTCATACAAGATAAAATTTTATTATTATACGTTTTCATTGACATAAATGATTTATTATTATGGGATTCAAAATTATCATATATACATTCATTTGTTGCGCTATATTTTTCGTAACTATCCGGCAGATAATTATTTCTTATAAAATCACCAAAAAGTTCTTTTTTTTCAGTAGTAATCATATCATAATTATAAAAATCGATTGTTTCGTCATAAAATCTATTTTTTTCAGGTAAATCTTCATTAATAATACCGGGTGGTCTTATCCAATAAAATAAATTATGTAAATGAAAAACCGGTTGTCGTGACCAAAAAGGATATCTTAATTTAAAATAACCAGTTAATAATAAATAAATAATTATAAATGTTATAAATGTTTTTAATATTTTTACTCTTAAATGGTCTACCATTAAATATATTAAAATAAAAAATATATTTAATATTAAACTTTAATTATGGTTTTTTTAATACATATAAATATTGATATTCATAAGCACATGATTTCATATCTATTTTTCCTTGTAATATAAATCCAACAGATTTAGCCAACGATAAAATGTCTTTTTGTTTTTCCATATACAATGTGTGTTCATTTTGTCTCACATTTCCAGATTTATCACTTTTAAACGTTTCCTCGAATATAGCTTGGTTTTTATGTTTCTGTAATTTAAAATCAGCTTTGTATTGAAAATTTTTAAATTTTATTATCGAATTGGTTATTCTATTTTTTGCATATTTCTGTGGTGAAACCATTGATAAAATGTCAGAAGCATTAACAATTGGGTTAAATTTATCTCTATTTACTAAATGTAATGTTAAAGTTCCATCTGGTTTTAACCAACTATATGCATTTTTAAAAAACTTTAACTTATCTTTAATGTAATATATCGTGAAATAAGTACATAAAATATGTGTAAATGAACTCGGTGGATGATTCATCGAATTCAAAGCATCTTTCTTAACAATATCACATTCTGGGTGTTTTTTGTTTGCTCTTTTAACCATCGACGCTGACTTATCGATACCTTTTACTTTGTATCCCTTCTTAACAAATTTTTTTACTAAATTACCTGTCCCACAACCAATATCTAGAATTTTACTTTTCTTTTTATTTGGTTTCGTTGTATAGCAAATTTCGTCAAATTCGAAATCGTTCTTATAACCATCTCTCACAATTTCATCATAATAACCAACATAGAAATCGTCATATAATTCATTATTCTTCTTTACTTCATATGGTTTCATTTGTGTAAAACCTTCAATTGTTGGATTATTTTGATTATATTTATTTAATAATAACAAAATTAATGTCATAATTATGAATAGTTTTACCCAAAAGGAGGATTTATCAAATTTTTTCAATAAAATTTTAAAATATTTTTTAATAAATTTAAAAATAATTAAAATATAGTTTTCAATTATATTTTTTGCCATATATGTATTAATATATCATTTTTTTTTATAGAAAAATATATAAATGAATGAAATAATTGATAAAAGAAATATTAAAGATTTTAAAAATATTACATTTTCAAAATATAAAAAATCTGATGCTAAAAAAGAATTAGTAAAATCTTTAGCATCTGGTAAATTAGAAGATGCCAGTTACTGGTCTGCAGAGTTTATTTCATCTGGGCAATTTTTATATTTATGGGAAATATTTATTTTAGTTATAAGTAAGAATATCCACATTGGTAATCCAAAATTACCAATATATTTAGATATGAGGATAAATGTTTTTAAAGATATCCTTAATGGTGGTTATTCAGATAATATATTAAAAATGAGAAATAATGAAAAAATAAGAA